AGTCATCTCCTCGGATTTAGCAACTCTGACAGTGATAGGTTGCAATAAACCTTGCTTTTCAATGTTGCTTGCAAGCTCTTGAAGAGCTGCTTCATCAAACGTCTTTCTCGGATTCAAAGGAGAAGGACTGATAAGGTCAATTCTAATGTTTTGTACTTCCATAATTTAATTATATTGGTTTGACTTTTAGTTTATTACATCAGTAAAGTTATCATAAAATGACAAGTTTAGCAAACAGAAACTTCGCCATTTTAACGCCATTTTTATTGAGGTTTATTACGTATTTGAATAAATCCTCTTCTTTCAGTTTCCCGAAGAAGTTCCATATCTTCTTCTCGTATTTCAGCAGGAGTTTCACCGTTCACACTTCGATAAGTTCCAATGCCGAAACGCTCTCTGATACGAACAATTTTATCCGGATCTTTAGTAACCCAGTAAATTACAACTTTCATAGTAGCTATATTCTACGGCTCTCACCACATAGAGGGAGAACATTAAACGTTTTAAAGCGATCCACTAATCTTGGCCCGAAACGTTTCTTAAATTCGGCTATGCCAAGATTCGATGTTATATGATACTTCTTGCCGTATTGTTGAAAAATCTCATACCGGGCATAAAGAAATTCATCAATAACCGAATCGAGGCTGGTACCATACGATTTTTGATTTTCCGTTTCCAGACCGATATCATTCAAGCAGATATTAAAGGGATTTGGTTTAAACCCTTTAGATTGATTCTCATTGTAAGTGTACAAGTCAATATGCCCGTGAATTTTATAATAATTCATCATTTGAGTAACAGACAAGTTTTCAAAAGCATTGGGGTTACAAGTGAGTTTCAAATAATCTGCAAAAATCTGCATCAACATTGTTTTCCCGGTACCTGGTTCACCAACGAGCAAAAGATTCTTATGAACTTTGTAATTCTCTTCCGGAAACACATTTTGAGCATACCGGCATCCGTTGAAGTAGTACAGAAGAAACTGAATTAGTTTAGAGTTGTTTTCATCAATATCAAATTTTCTAAACTCCCGTTCTGTATAATCTGTACCAAGGTTAGATATTAAATTCCAATGGCTGTAATACTCTTGCGTGTCAGTTAAGTCATATTCAGAAACGTCCTGAATACTTTCCTTGTGCCTTTGTATCAGATTCTCTATCTGTTGGAGCGTCAGCTTGCGCTTTCCGGCTTCCTTCTCCATCAAATTTTGAAGTTTGCTTGATAAATTCTTTTCCTCTTCCGTCATGGTCTAATTCATTTTTTCGATTTTCACGAATACGATCCAGTATCCAAAGGTTTGCTTTGGAATCCCACCGCTCTATTTTCACTCCATTGGCATTCTTCCACCCTATCGAGTCAAAGTGATTGAAGAATATTTCTGCTTGCTCTTGCCAATCATCTAACCGTTCCGGAGCATTTTGCTTGATGAAGTGTTGAATAACCTCATCAAGCGTAGGAGCAATAAATTCTTTTGCGACTCTTTTAGGTTTCTCCGGTTTAGAGGATGGGAAAAGCTCGCCAGAGCTACTTTCTTTCTTACCCCCTTTAGGGGGTTCTTTCTTTGTCTTTGTCTCTGTCTTATATTCTTCTTTAGGGGGTATGGGGGAACTTTCTTGAAAAGGTGTACCTAAAGGGTACCCTAAAGGTATCCCTAAAGGATGCCGTAAAGGTGGTATATTTTGCATACCTTTTTGTACACCTTTGATAGAATACGTTGATTTATTGCCTCTTCCATTGCCTTGTTTACATTCAATAAGACCTGCTTGAACTAATCTATTTCGGGCGGACTTGAATACTTTTACAGACACTCCCACGTCAGATGACACCTTTGTATCACTACGTGTCCAGTTATCCTCCCAGCCTAAACGATTCGCAATTTTTAGCAAGTAAAAATAAAGCCTCGTTTCACAGCAGGAAAATTGCCAGCTTTCGTCAAGTTCCCAAAACCTATTGATAAGTTCAATATAAGTCATATCAATTTATAATAATTCCGTAAGACATTGTTTATATAAGGCTGAGGATCAGCTTTCAGATAATAGCAAATGCTATTAATGAACTCAATCAACCCATGACAAACGACATATACACTACCATATTTCTCTACCAATGCCTGCCACTCTTTTTGCTCATCAGACTGCGTTCCAGCACGTTTACCTTTTACATGTGGAGTTTTCATCTCTATGCAAAGACTGCTCTTACCACCGCGAGGAAAAAGCAGAATCAAGTCAGCAACACCAGCGATGGCACCTTCATATTTGCGCATAGCACCGCTTTTCTTTGTTCTGACGCCGCCGTTTGGTATAGCAAAGAGTAAAGGGCCTACATTGGGAAACGTTTCTCTGAACCAAGTTACACAAATGTGTTGTATCTTAGTTTCAGAATATTTCACCTCCAATTTACGAATATCTTCTTCAGTCATTTTTCTGCTTGTTTTTTGAAATCGTAGCACATTCATTTAGAAGGTCAACGATTTGTTTACACCTGTTCCTGCAACCGACAAAGGATATTAAGGTTTCCCATTCAGGACCGAACAACATTTCTTTCTTGTATTCCTGAATATGAGTTTTCTGCCCATTTATAACTAATCTAAACAGCTTCATAATTTATCCCTAAACAAGTCCATTGCAAGATTCACCATATTCTCTTCTACTTGATCGTCCGTACCGGTAACACCGTTGGCAATGTTCTTCTTTGTTTGAATCACATCATACATATACTTGTCGATAGTATCCTTACCTAAGAAGTAATAGCAGTTAACGTTGTTCTTCTGACCGTTACGGTGCGCCCGATCTTCTGCCTGTTCGCAATCACTGAACGTCCATGGGAATTCAATAAATGCTACTCGACTGGCAGCCGTCAAAGTAAGCCCGGTACCGCCCGATTTGAAGTTCAGAATAATCAGTTTACAATCCGGATTATTTTGGAAAGAGTCAACGGCATATTGCTTTTGGTTGACATTATCGGAACCTGTTACAGTTACAGCTTTAGGAAATTCCTTTTTCAGTTCTGCTACAACTTCTTTCAAGTAACCGAAAAGTATCAGCTTCTCACCACCGTCGATAACATCATGGACAAATTCACAAACAGCCTTGATTTTACCTCTGGCGGATATCTGTTTTAAAAGCTGCATCTGCACCATGACGGCACCATTCATTGATTTCTGCACTTGTTCGTCCGAAGCATTCTTGTACTTCTTCAAGTATTTTACCATATCAGCTTCGGCAGCCTTATACTCTTTGGTGGTAGTGATATCAACTGTCAAGTATTGACGGGTCTTGTCCGGAAGTTGTGTAAGCACCTTTGACTTCTCACGACGAAAAAAGCAAGTATTCCATAGTCGCCAATTTAGCTCTTTAACGTTGGATGCCTGTTTGGGACCATCACAATACCTTTCAACATACCGGCTATAACCTCCAAAGTCCTCTAATCGACCTAATATTTTCAACTGTTGTATCAAGTCTGTATTATTGTTGACTACAGGAGTACCGGTCAATGCGAATACATAACGTTTTCCTTTGCAGATGCCTTCTACAAACTTTCCTTGCTGTGTCTTACTTGATTTGCATTTATGAGATTCGTCAATGATAACAGACCTGAACAAAGAAACACGCTGATCGAAAGCAATACTCTTCATTGTGAACTTGGATTCCTTATTTACAGACCTCACAAAGAACTTGTTCAATGACTCGTAATTAGTAATGAATACTTCACAAAGAGGACTACCATCCGACCTCTTACATTCATAAAAGGACTGCCAGGACTGCCGGTTTCTGTCATCAAGTATAATGGCGTTAATCCCTGCGAATTTCTTGAATTCACGTTGCCAGTTGACTTTCAATGCAGCAGGGCAAATTACAAGTACTGGAAAAGATTCACCGTAAATGGGTGCTTCTTTATGTGCCTTAACAACTGCACATATAGCTTGCAATGTTTTACCTAACCCGGGCTGGTCACCGAAAAAACAGCGTTTGTGCTCTATTGCATACTGTACTCCCTCAAGTTGATACTCGTAAGGTTGAAGTAACATATAGTGTTCACCGACAAAAGGTTTCATCGGAGGAATATCATAATTAATATCTTCAGTAACCTCACGTTCCTTGACAGTAGAACAATAACGCATCTGAACAGCCCATTGCGAAAAAGCTCTCACATACCAATTGGCGTCACGTCCAGCAGGATAACGCGCATCATTGATACTAACAAGCCACGCCCGGTCTGTCCCGTCATAGCGTGGCTTACTTGGTATCATCTTTATGACCTCGACCAGCTTTGGGTGATACTCGAACTGAATCCGATACAGATTGGGCGTCTTAGTCACATAGATTGGTTTCATGAAGCAGGTTCTAATACTAATTCTTGATGTTCAACAGTTGAGAGTATATCATTATCATCACCATCCTCATTTAATGCATCAGCAGCTTCATCTGTTTTCCCAAATGGGTCATCACCATCTTTAAACTCGAACTCCTTTTGAATCTCTGAACATTTATTCTCTGTAACATAGAGTTCTGCTTCATACAAGAAATTGTAAACAGCATCACAAAACTCCTCACAATGCACATACGATTCATTGTCCGGATCGAATCCAATACCAGGAGAACAAAGATTAAGGACTTTGCTCGTCATAAGGGTTCGCTTACCTGTCAACACACAAACCTCAAAAGAAGAGTCACCACCAATGCTAACGCCGGTTACATTGAACTTTTTGAAGAACTCATCTTCAAGACATGACTCTGGACGTTCCCAATTAATGTACTGGGATTCTTTCTGTTCTGTAATATCGACAATGTAGGGTATGAGCTTGTTTAGCGAATCCTTCAAATCCGGATGAACAGGATTAATCCCCTTGAAAACAATATCGTTTCCCTCCTTGTCTGCATAGACCACTTCAAGACATCCCTTTTTGGTCAATTTTGCTTTTGAAATATTCAAATCCATTTTAATTAAACTTTTAGTTAATACTTACCTATGCAGGTATTCATTAATAAAATCTTTATAGTACTGGTCAACAGGCAATGGCAAATTGATTCCTAATTCGGTGGCAGCATCAGCCTGAACCTTATCCATGAAAGTTTTCATTTGGATCGTATTCAATTTAGAAGTACTTCCAACAACCGAAACAATATTTCCATTCATACATATTTGCCGTGGAAGAAACTTCCGGCAATAGTAATCATGAACATCTAACTTATCCGTGCCTGTCTCCCTCTCAATGCAGGCAAACCACAGCCACATGAGCGCGTTCTGCGACAGGGTACGCGGTTCTACCTTTCTCTTGATACTTACTGTGTAAGTTCCATTTTTGAGCGTGGAACAGAGGTAGTCAAACGACTTATCCATTGTGACTACCCCATTTTGTTTTGTTAGAATAGCTTCTGCCATATTTTAGAATGGTAAATCATTAGGCGGTGGTGCCTGTTGGAATTGCTGTTGCTGATATGCAGGCTGTTGTACCTGTTGTTGTCTCTGTGTAGGCTGCTGCGTTGGTAATGGTGGAGGTACAGGAGCAGCCTGTTGCTGAACCTTCGGTGTAAGCATCTCGATACTATCAACAAAGACTTCAGTTATGTAGCGCTTAACTCCTTTGCTATCGTCATAATTACGAGTGCGTAACTTACCTTCTATATACAACTTATCTCCTTTATGGACATACTTCTCAACTATTTCAGCAGTCTTATTCCAAAAAATAAGATTATGCCATTCTGTACGCTCCGGCACCTGGGTTCCATTTTGTAAGGTGTACGCCTTATCTGTTGTGGCAAAAGATAAAGAAGCTACTTTTGCTCCACCGTCCAATGTTCTCACGTCTGGATCTTTACCGGCACGCCCAATAAGAATTACTTTATTGACACTCATTTTCCTTCCTCCCTTATAGTTACACGAATACTATCCGCTTTAGTTGACGTTTTTAAATATTGAGAATATAATTCCGGGTGATCTTCCTGAAATTTCTTTGTATCAAAACTCTTACCCGTTGAAGAGGGAGTATAGCTAACACGCAATCGGCCAGCGTCCCATGATTTGACTCCATTCTCACGCATGGCTGATTTAAGTTGTTCCTTGTAACCTTTCTGCACTTCAGCGATATAACTCGCCTGTTCCTCTATATCAATAATAGTATCTACTAATTGCATAGGAATAAGCTGTTTCCCATCAGTGGGAACAGGAGCATTAGGTAAGAAGTGTTCACCATTAATCTCACATTCCAGTAATCTCTTAACCTCTGCATCGGGTTTACGCTCAATCTCAACCAATTCAGATTTATCACCTCGTAACCAAATTCCAAACAGCTTATCAACTTTGATAAGTGGGTTTTGAAGTTCAAACAAATAGGCATAGATTGATAGCTGCCAACTCAAATACTCACGGTCAAGGCTTGCAGTGGTCTTGATGTCACCAAGACTGATTTTTTCGTCCTTTTCCCAAACACAATCAATATTCGATGCAAAATATTCATTGTCTGAAACAGTGTACTCATTGGCAAAAGCCTTATATCCGGCATTTACTCTTTCCCTGATATAATTAATAGCTTCAATACTCTCGGGTGGCAATCCTGTTACATCAGCAAACTGGCATTGTCCATGAATACGACTACCTTTTTCAGCGGCTCTTTTCAATATGTATTCTGGAATATCCTTATACTTATTGGGAAATAACTGCCGGCTAATCATTCCGGTAATACCTTTTAGCTGCTTTTCACCAAGAAAATATGTGTGGTTCTCTTCCGAGAAAACCACACTCGATTTAACTAACTCTATCATTGTGCCGGGTAAATTTTGCCCATATTCATACAGGCGTTTACAAACTCTTTATCATTTTGCATAGCCGGATTGCCATACCATACTTTTTCAAGTTCAGCTCTGCTTTTGACGGCAAGCATGTCAGCAATAGCATTTTTTAATTGAGCACCTGTATATACAGGAGCAGTGTTAGCAGGTGTTTTTGCAGGCTGTTGTGTATCTTCCTTCTCATGAGTATTGGTTGAATCGCTGTCTTTCGCATCATCAATACAAAACAGACCGTTAAGAGCGTACTTTCTTGCATAAGAAGATGAAGCTCCAGTAATTTGGCTCCCATCCATTCCTTTCTTTGTTTCCTCTTCTCTTGCAAAAGCAGTAGTTATTTCTTTTTCTCCTTTGTCATTAGTCAAAGTAACAGTTGCTTTTACGTAGATCCTGTTACCTACTGCGATCATCTCATCACTTAGAGTTAATGTACATTTTGTTTCAGCAAGAACAGGTTTCACTGATTCAAGAATGTCCTCACAACTACGGTACTTGTATTTACCGAAAGTATTATACTGCCGTTTGGGGGCTTTCAGCTTTTGCTGAATGGTTACTAATTCTTTCATAATTCTGAAATTAATGGTTTGACTTTTAGCTCATTACATCAGTAAAGGTAATCGTTATTGACAAGTTTAGCAAACAGAAACTTCGCCATTTTAACGCCATTTTCAGGTAGTAA